GAAACAATGAAGGTAAATTAATAGTTGAAGAACACACATATTATAGAGAATGTTCTTGTGGATTTAGTATATTGATTGATGATAGAAAGGATGAGATATAATGAACATCTTGGCTAGTGTGCTACTGATAGGAATTAGTTTTGTTGTTGGTAGGGTTTATGAGTATAGATTGAATCTGAAAGAGTGTGAAAATTGTGATAACAAAAGGGGGGTATAAGAATGGATGATAGATTGGAGATTTGCAAAAAAATGTTTCCTATCATTACTAAAAATACTAGATTGCTTTGTCATTATTGTGATGGTAGAAATATTTGCAGTTATGATGAAGAAAAAGCTCATGAATTATTGAGAAATGAAGAGGGTGCTAAAAATGACTAATTTTGAAATGATAAAATATCTAATTAAAACAGTTTAGAGGAGGAATAGATTATGGAATATAAAGAATATGAAGATTTAAAAAATAGAGTAGAAAGTTATGAGGATTTACAAGGTAGTGCAGAGTTTGCAGGGAGAGTTATAGAAAATCTTGAGGATATAGATTGCCCTATAAGAATAGGATTTAAATTTCCTAGCAAAGAGGATTACAAAAATATAGAACTTGATATAGCTGCTAAAGATTCAAATTCAATTTTTATAAGAACAGAGTTAGCAAAAGCATTTAAAGAGATTTTATCTAAATATGAAATGGATATGGAAAATATATAATTAAAACAGTTTAGAGAGTTGCAAAATATCTTTTAGTATAAATTATTGTTGAAGTGTTTTGTGACTCTCAAAAATGAAAATAAGGGGTGGAATTATGATAATACACAAATTTATAATACATGTTTTAGATAAGAACAGTGATACACCAATATTGAACGATTTTGAAGGTAGAGTCAGTCAAGATATGGACCTATTTTTTCAAAAGAAAATAAGCAAAGTATCAAGAGATAATGACATCAGAACAGCAGTATTTAATGACTATAGTAACAATCTAATTAAGAAGTGTTGTGAACAAATTATTTATGATGAAAGTTCATTTCTAAATAGCTCTAAAGAGATTGCAGCTTATTTATTTGATGTTATGAAGCTTAATGCTACATTAGAATCTTGCGACTTAGCAATTTGCTTATACTCTCAAAAAGATGAAAAGAAAGTTGCTATATTAAAGCTTGATTACAATAAGTCATATACTCATTCAATCGAGTTTAAAGATGATAAATTTAATATACAAATGTCTAAGAATGAAATTAATATACAAGAGACTAAGACAATTAAAATAGGAGCAATTATCGGTTTGAGTGGAGTCAATGATGAATACCATCTTAAGGTTTTAGACAAGGATGCAGAAAAGGAAGAAGTTAATTCTAAGTTTGTTACAGAGTTTCTAAATGCTACTAAAGTGAAAGATGATAAGTATAGGACTAAGATGTTTAAAACTTTTGTGGATGCTTATATAGCAAATTTATATAGTGATATGAAACAAGGCGAAGACGTAAGAAGTATACTGCTTTACATGCTAAGAGAAAAGCAAAATCTTGATATAAATGAGTTTGCTGATAAGGCGATAAAGGATGATTTAAAAGATAGTTTTAAGGACCATGCAGAAGAAAAAGGAATTGAAAGTTTTAATATTGATAAAAAATGGGTTGAGAAGAATTTAAAAAATAGACATATAAAAACGGATACAGGTTTTGAGGTAAAAGGCAAGATGGATGATTTTGAGGATTTCATGAAGTATGGTATTAGACATAATGGGAATGGAACTGTAGATATAGTTATTAAGAATGTTAATTTCTATGATGAAAAATAAGGGGGGTTACAATGAATAGATTATTAAAAAGTCTATGTATATATAAACATTTCAAAGGTGGATTTTATGCAGTTATGGGAGTCAGTAGACCTGTTGATGATAGTGAACTTGACAATGTCTTTGAAGATTTAGGTTGTTTGGATAGATTAGATATATTTGACTATAGATTTGGTTCTCGTCATACAGAAACAAATGAAGATATGATTATATATAAAGATGATAAAGGTAATTTTTATCATCATAAAAATAAAAGTAATGAGAATTTAGTAATATATAAAACTTTATATGATGGAAGTGGAGCTTATGCAAGACCATTAGATATATTTTTATCTAAAGTTGATAAAAAGAAATATCCTAACACCTCACAAAAATATAGATTTGAGGAATTTAAGTAGGTGAGCATATGACTAATAAAGAAATGTGCAAGTCAAAGAATCTTGATGAAAGAGAAGTATATAAAAGTTTTGGAAAAGAGATTTGTGCTAGTTGTATAAATGATAAAGGAGATTGTGAAAGTAAAGATTGTGATACAACATATAAAAATTGGTTAGAGAGGGAGACTATAAATTATGTTTAGCATATATAAAGTAAAACTTAAAACTAAAAGAACGTTGGAACAGGTAAGAAATCAAAGTGTAGACTTTGAGTATTCAGAAGAAGGATTAAAAGATGCATTTAGATACTACAACCTAATTGATGGTTTAGAAGTAATTGTAGTTAAAATTGGAGATAAATATTGTCTAGCTAATTACAATGAAGAAGATAGAAAAATAATAATGGAAGCACATTATCTTTTAGAACAAGACGAATATACTGGATGTTATATAAATCAATATGAACGATTTAAAAAAGATTGGGAAAATGGCGACTGTGATGGGGAAGGTTATATGGTATTTTCAGATGATGAAGTTGAGATAATTGAGGAATTAAGAAGTAAATAGTCAAGGTAAGTTTGTGAATGAAACTAGAATGTTATAGACTTACTTTGACTTATAAAAAGGAGTGTATTAAATGGCTAATATATATTGCGAAAATTACTTTGAAGATATGTGTATGCTTGAAAGAATTGAAATTAATAACCTGAAAGTGTGTGAAAGTTACATTGAAGGTAAAAATGAGCTATATAAATTAGAAAACGGATATACTATACATCCTAAAGATTTGAAAATGGTGAAAAGTAAAGATTATTCTGTTGAAGTTACTCATATTCCAACTGGTATTACAGTAAAATGCCGTTCTACAAATAGTATTTTAAAAAATAAAAATAAGTGTTTGGAAGTTCTAGAAGAAGAACTAATAAAAATAAACTCTCACTTAGAGCTAGAAGATTTACGCTAAATAGGAAGTGAGCTTATGAAACGAAGAAGATGCAGTTGGTGTGGCAAATTATTTTATCTTGATGAAAAATCTAAGAATATTTATTGTTGTAAGGAATGTAGGAAGAAGGCTAATAAGAAAAATAAATAGTGGAGGTATTAATATGCAAAAAGATGTTTGGTTATATAGTTGGGATGATGAATATTTTGCAAGTGATGAATACGAAAGTAAAGAGGAAGCTATTGAAGCAGCCAAGGAAGAACTTAGAAGGCTTGGGGAGGTCAGTCGATTGGTTTACGTTGGGCAAAAAGAAGAAGTTAATATACCTAATCTAAATGTAGAGGATGCTTTAGAACGTGTTCAAGATAGAATTGACAATGAATTTATGGGGTATGGAGAAGATTGGTTTGAAAATATACGTGTTGAAGATATATTAATACTAGAGAATAGAATAAGCGAAGTATTTAAAAAATGGATAGATGAATTTGGATATAAACCATATTGGTTTGTTGTTAGAGATACGGAAGAAATAGAACTAAATGAGGTTATCAATGAAGGTTAATTTTACAATATATGGAGAACCAGTTGGCAAAGAAAGACCTAGATTTAATTTGGCTACTAAAAGGACCTATACACCTAATAAGACTAAGAGTTATGAGGAGTTAATAAAATGGCTATATCAATCTAAAGTTAAACATTACTTTGAAGGTTATATAAAAATGACTTTAAGATGTTATTACTCTATAGCTAAAAGTAATAGTAAAAAGATTAAAGAGCAGAAAAGAAATAATGTATTAAGACCTAGTAAGAAACCCGATATAGACAATGTCATTAAAGTTGTGGCTGATTCACTTAATGGAATAGCCTATAAGGATGATACACAGATTGTTGAGGTTGTAGCTAGTAAATATTATAGTGACAAACCGAGGGTCGAGGTTATATTAGAAGATATTAGTTGAACAACGGAAAAATCCGTTTATCAAATCATTAGATAAAAATAATTTGGAGGAGGATTATAAGTATGAATGATTTAAAATTAATCGAGAATGAAGGACTTATAAAAGTATATACAACAGATGAAGATATAAAGGTTGTAGATGGTAGGGAACTTTGGGAAGGGTTAGAAGTAGAAAAAGACTTTTCTGACTGGATTAAAAGTAACTTAGAAAATGTAGACGCAGTGGAAGGAATAGACTTTTCCACTTTAAAGGGGAAAACCTCTGAACAAGGCGGAAGACCTGCAATAGAATATATATTAAATTTAGAAATAGCAAAAGAAATTTGTTTAGTAGCAGGAGCAAGTCCAAGAGCAAATAAAGAACTTAAAAGAAATTCTAAAAATTATAGAAAATATCTAATTGCAGTAGAAGAAAAATACAAAGTATCAAACAATCTTACAAAAACACAGTTAAATCAAATTAATGATATTGTAAGTAACGCATTGTGTGAAATGCAAACTAAGCATGATGCACAAATAGAACAATTTAAAAAGGAATCCTCACAATATTATAGACCTACAAGTAAAACTAAATATGATATATCTTCTTATATAAAAGAAAGACTAGGTATATCAAAA